TCATGGGGTTGCCCGCGCAGGCAACCGAGGGGCCGCCGGCGGTCAGCCAGACATAGGCGCCCCGGAGATCGTAGAGCGCGGAATCGCCCACGCCGAGGTTGCGCAGCCGATAGGTCTGGTGACCACCGGCGATCGCCAGGGACTTTGCCCGGTCACCGTCGAGGAAAGCCAGATGCAGGTCGGTGCCGATCGGCGGCGAGCCGGTGACACCGAACCCATAGAGCAGCGGTATATTGTCGCGCGTGGACAGCGCATCGAGCTGCGCCTGCACCGTCTGCACCGGCCCGGTGTCGTTCACTGCCAGCGTCGTGCGGGCCAGCGCGAACGGTGCGCCACGGCGCAGCATCAGCGCGCTCACCTGCCGCTCCAGCATGACAACCTGGCGTGCCAGCATTGCAACGGTCGCTTCGAGAGACGTGGACATTCAGGCTCCGGCCACTAAGGCGGCGTGCTGGTGGATGGTGGTGCTGGGGCCTGCGAGGTCTGCGGCGCGTTCGTCAGCTCCGCGTCGAACAGGTTCAGCGGGTTCGGCTCGGGGCTGAATGCATCAGGCGGCATCAGGATCAGGTCGGTGTGCGTGCCGGTCATGTCCTTGCGAAAGGTCAGCGAACCGATGATCCACGTCGCGTTGGAAATGTCGGCGGCCGGCGCGTCGATCGTCGCCAGCCAGTTCGGCGTCCAGAGCGTGCCGCTGCTGTCGCGCCAGCTATCGCAGGTGATGGACGCGCCCTGGCTCCGGCCGATGCGCCGGGCCTTTTCCCAATTCGCGCGCTGCTTGGCGATCGCGTCGTTGTCGATCGTCTGCTGACCGGCCGGGGTCGGCGCGATCTGCTCCGAGACGATGATGCGCAGCCGGTATTCGCCCAGCGTGTCGTCCAGGATGGTCGCCCGGCGATTGGCGAGGCCGCCCAGGTCGGCGGTTTGATCGACGCCCGAGTAGACCACCACGTAGGTCGAGAACCGGCCATCGACGGACCGCTCCTCGTTGATCGCCTCGACGTTGCCCGGGAGGGTGAAGCCGGAGGCGTGCTGCGAGGTGCCGATGCGGTCCAGCACGAGTCTGCCGAACACGTCCTCGTAGACCAGGTACCCGGCGTAGCGCGCCACGCTCTCGATGATCTGGTAAGGCGTCTCGCCGAGCGGCACCTGAAATGACGGGATCGCGATGCCAAGGTCGGAGACGGCCGAGCGGGCTGTGATGCCGTACGCCTTGCAGAGCTTGGCCGCTACGTCGAGGGCGTTCGCGCCGTTGATCTGGCCGCCGCGGATGCCCGGATCGTTCAGCAGATCGGCCGAGCAATCGACCAGGTTGCGGGTGATGCCGCGGCCCGAGAGGGTGACCTGGTGATTGCGCGCGTCGATCGGAATCGAGCGGCGGTCGATCTTCCCGGTGATGACAAGGTCGGACCCGATATAGATCAGGCACGACTGGCCCGGGCGCGTCCCCGCCAGCGCCGCGCCTTGCAGGAACTCGGCGCTCGCGGTCAGCGACCAGGTGTTCGGCATCGCCTCGCAGGAGCGGGTGATGGTCACGTTCTGCCAGCCGACGAAGCGGTTCGAGCCGACCTGGATGGTCACGTCATCCGGGCCGGAGCCGAGAGAAGGTGCCACGGTCTATCGCTCCATCGCATGAGGGGTTTGTGTCGGCGCTCCGGCCTTCCCGCCAGGATGGCAAGGGCACAGGTCGGTTTCGCAGCCGTCGCCGGGACGAACGTGGTCCCGGCCGTCACGGTCTGAGGCGTGATGCCGCTGCCGATGGTTGCAGCGCCAGCGACGACCGAGTAGGGTGGAAAGCGGGCCTTGCCGACAGTGGGGCGATTGGAGGTGCTTTCGCATGCGTTCGGGCAAAATTTAGGTTGTGGAGCAACCGTAATGGTGCTGTGGTCTTTGCCGTTCAAGTTGTCCAAGTTGTCCATCGGAGAAATCGCCGCCAAAATGGTGAGTCTGACGCTGGGAACCAAGGTTATCTGGGAAATGTCGGCCGAGTGCGTTAGGGAGGTACGCAATGTCCCTTAAGTCTCTGATCATCGTGCTCGTTTTTCTCGCCGGCGGTGTTGTGCTGGATCCCGCTGCACGGGCTTACGATCCCAGCCTGGCGCCCTGGGTACGCAAATGTGCACAGTCGGGAGGCTATGCGCCTGGCTGCGGCAACGCTCCTGCGCGTCCTCCTCCGTCCTATGCGCCACCGCAAGCTGACCAAGAGGAGCAGACGCGGAAAGCCGCCGACGCCGACAAAAGAGGCATGGACGCGCTGGACAGGGGCGACTTCGAAGAAGCAGTGGATAGGTTTATAGAGGCATTAAGGTTTGCTCCGGACAGCGCTACAATCCGCGCTCATTTGGAACGCGCGAATGCTGCAGTTGCGGACTCCGGAACCGCGAGACGAATCGCGGCGCTGCGCCAACGGATTCGAGACGCAATCAAAATAGCAGAAATTGAAGCGGCGAGGCAAAGTCTCGAAGACCAAGAAACACCGCATGCCGGGGTGACCGGCCGTCACTATACGTTTGCTGGGAATGGCCTCATCGCGGGTACCTCGTGGACGGTATATGCGAGCCGCACACCGGGCGAGACAGCGAAACGTATGTGCGATGTGATCGAGCGGCAATCGAGGCTTGCGGGTTCGCCCTTCGACGCGGGGGTCGACTGTGAGCATTACCAATTCGTTCTCGGTATGGCCACCTCTATTGATAATTTTACGGACCTGAAGAACCGTGTGGCTCTCGACGATCTGACAAACGGCCAATTCTCGGCTCGCGAGCAGGGCCTTTATGATAAGCTGCGCGGCAAGCAATTTAACGAACTTGGGTGTCACAGCAATGGCGCGATGATTTGCCTCGCCGCGCTCGAAAATATGGACGTCAAAGCCGATCATGTCGTTTTGTACGGGCCGCAAGTGACGCGGGAGAGTCTGGCGATGTGGGACGAGTTAGTGCGCAGCGGTCGGGTGAAGTCCATCAAGGTCTATATTAACGAGAACGACATCGTTCCCGGTTCCGCCATTGTATTTGCGGACCAAATTGGAGGCGGTGTCGGCGCTAGTCGCGAACTTCCGCTTTTTCAGATTGACTCGCTCAAGCAGGTCATCAACGAGACCAGCCCCCGGCTTTTGGTTCAGACATTTCCATGCTCTCGTGACAGATTGTCTTTCGACTGCCACTCGATGGCGATGTATAAGGCAAAGGTGAATTGCACCAGCAAGCCGTCGGGGAAAACCGTCCCGGGAGCGGGGCTTCACGGTAACGACGATCTTCCGGAGCCGCCTCTACCATGTGACGCAATCGGAAGCAACTAAGAAGTAGGGAGACATCTCGAGATGCCGTTTTGTCGGGGCTGTGGAACGCAAATTGATGGTTCAGTACTCAAATGCTCTGAATGCGGAGCGTCCCAAATCGGGCTCGGCCAATGAACCGACTGGGGGTGTGGGCGGTAGTGGTGCTCGCAGTGCTTTTGGCTATAGGTGGCGTCGTCGGAATCCTGATGCCCTCCTATCAAGACTACCAGAGGCGCGCGCAAGAAGCGGTCGCAGCGAAAGAAGCTGAGGCGGAAGAGTCACAGCGAGGCCAACTGACGATTTGGGTGCCCGCCGGGGCGGTTGGGGACATCTACTGGATTTACCTGAATGGACAAATTGTTAGCGCTCCGCCCCGCAGATCGATTCAGCTTCTGGCTCATAATCAAAATACTCTCATGGGCGATGGCCAGAGAAAGACAGTGGCGACAGACGCCGGTTTCTTGGTATTTCAGGATGGAGACTTGGTTGGCCTTCGCAACTACATCGACCGTTACATCAAACCCTTTCTCGACCCATCATCCGCGGACACAAACCATATATTCTATCCAACGACTTTTGGGATTAAGCCCGGCAAATACACGGTGGAGGTTGCATATCTTATGAAGGATTCCTATTCGTCATTTCCCTTTGCAATTACTCGAAAATACATTGACTACGTAATGATAAACGAGACGACACAGATGTATGTCGGAGTCCCAAACGATTGGAGCTGGAACCCGCGGGCTCCGGAAGCTCACGACTCCTGTTCGATGTTCATGGGCGACATCGAGCGCTTTCCAAGCGACCCGGTAGTTCGTGCACTGCGGGCACTAAGCGTGTCTGCGTCTCCTGGGGTCGAAGGTGTTGTCGTTATCAAACTGCCGGCAGCTCAAGGCGGTGCTAGGGAGTTCGATGGCACCCAAATAAAGTACATGGCGAACGCGGTTCTACGAAGTTATAGCGATGTGCGGAACCGTGCAACTATTGCACGGTGTAAGCAGTCATTTCCCGATTTGTCCCAATCTCTTGATGAGTACGCTAAGTTGGTAGGTGACTTTGAAAGCCACCTTCAGTTCGTTCATACATTGGCGGGAAAATGAGAGATCGGCCGTTATAGACCGGGCAGGAATGACAGCAATCACGGCGGGCCAGTTCCAGGACAGCGGGTGCCGACGTGTGCCATACGTCCAGTTACCGCCGCGGATACTCGTGCTGCCCAACACGATAACTGCCCGTTTGCTGCCGAATCAAATGGCTATAGCGCACAATTGATCCCGCAGTGACGAGCAGCATGGGGAGGTAATGGAGTCGTTTTCCCAACAGCATGACGCTGTCACTACATCCTGCGGCTGCCCGGGAAACATGCGGCCCATGCCCCGCAAATCTTCCGCCCTGGTGAACGTCCGCTGTGGGTCGGATGCGGTCCTGCAAGCCGTCCTGGTTCCTCCTGGTCTTCGAGCTAAGTCCGACTGTCGGTTCCGCTGCTACCGGCCCTACTTGGTAGAACGCGGGACTGCAAACCCCCGGCGTCGCTCGTTCGCTCGTGCCCCCTAGCCACGCGACTTTCGACGATATCCTCGCGCGGTCGCCGGCTTCTTGGCAGGGGCCGGCTTTCGCTCGGCCACCTCCAGGCCCATCACCACCAGCTCGCGGAGAGCGGCGGACTCGCTCTCCAGGAAATTCGCGAAGCGATAGGCGGTGACACGCTCCCACAGGTCGTCGTCAAGCCCGACCTGTCTGCGGTTCGGTGCGGTTGCTGGTCTGCCCATGTGTTCCGCCTAGCACGGGCAAGTCGTGTTTACAAGTAATTTACTTGTGGCATTGTTGTTGCTTTTATGCAATAGTAAGTCATTGAAAAACGGGACACGCCTCAATGACCAGGTCCGCGGAAATCGCCTTCTCCGCCAGCGAAAACAGGTGCACCAGCGAGGCCGTCGAATACCGGATCGAGGCCTGGGGCGACACTCCGATCGGACAGACCCGCGCCTCGATCCGCACCAAGTTGCGCCGCAGGCCGGCCGGCCGCGTTCGCCTCTCCGACCCCGAGATCGGCGAACTGGTCTGGCTGCTCGACAACGTGATCCACCACGACTATCCGGCCGGCACGCTCCGCGCCTTCAAGCGGACGCTCGGCAAGCTGCGCAGCGCCGTGCTGACCGAGGACGCCCCGGTCAGGTGACGGTATAGGGTCCGGTGACAAGCAACCCGATCACAGTGCCGCCCGAGTTCAACGCCTCGATCCACAAGTAGGAATTGCCGGCCGTCGCGATCTCGTCCGGGTACCCGCCCCACAGATTGCCGCTGTAGTTCGACGCGTTGATCCAGCCAGTGGTCGGCGGCACGGTGGCCGAACTGCCGAACGCCTCCCGCAGGCTGGCCGGCGTCGGCGTCGCGGTGACATTGACGCCCGGGCCATAGCCAGGGGCATACGGCCCGCTCGGCGAGATGTAATTCAGCGTCAGCGACGTGGTGTAAGTTGTCCCGTTCGCCGTCGCCGTGAAGCTGCTCGCGCCCGCGGCGTTCACTGCTCCCACCTGGAAATCATATTCCGTGGCCGAGCTAAGACCGGTGATCGTCGTCGTCGTGCCGGTAATCCCGGTCACCTGAGTCCAGGAACCGCCGACGCTCGTCACGCGATACTGTGCGGTATAGCTGGTCGCCGCGTCATGCGTGCCGTCGATCGTCGCCGCCGTCCAGGTGATGACGATGCTCGACGTGGTAATCGCCAGCAGCGTGCCCGCCGCAAGGCCGGTCGGCACGTTCGGCGCAGCGGCCGAGGTGGTCGCGCTCGCGGATGATGACGTTGCGGTGCCCGCGCTGTTGGTGGCGATCACTTGGAATTTGTAGGCCGTGGCGTGCGCCAGCCCGGTGACGCTGACCGAGGTTCCGGCGATCGGCGAACCGAACGTCGTCCAGGCGCCGCCCGACGCCAACTGGTATTGCACCGTGTATGTCGCCGCGGCGTCGTGCGCGCCATCCGTGGTCGAAGCGGTCCACGACAGCGCGACCACGCTGTAGGCCGGCGATCCGGCCGTCGCCGCGAGGCCGGTCGGCACGTTCGGCGGGTTGAGCGCCGTGGTGGCCGTCGCGAGGCTCGACGGGGACCCAACGCCCGAGGCGTTGCTCGCAAGTACCTGGAAGTCGTACGCCGTGTTGCTCGACAGGCCGGTGACCGTGAAGCCGGTCGGCGAAGGCCCGACCGTGCCTGCGGTTGACCAGATGCCGGCGCCGTGCGCGCTGACCTGGACGATGTAGCCCGACGCCAGACCGCCCGTTGTTGCCGGCGACCACGCCAGCACCGCGGTGCTCGCCGTCGTGCTGACCACCGCCAAGCCCAGCGGAGGATTCGGGTAGGGAAGCTGGTAGACGCCAATGCTCGGCGCCGGCGCGATGAGGGGGACGCTCGCGCCCGCCGCCAGGACATAGCTCGGGTTGACCGTCGGACCGGTGCCCGAGGCCAACGCCTGAAACGTGGTCGGGCAAAACGCCGGATGGATCGCACCCGATTCCGCCGCGATCTGATCCGACCGGCTGGCGTCGAGGTAGAGGCGGTGCGCGATCACCAACGACGGGAGAGGAAGCTGGAGGTTCACCGTCACGATGCTCGGCAGGCTCGCGCCGCGCACCGTCAGGTCCTGCACAACGGCCGAGCGCAGCGCCTTCAAGGCGGTGTAGCTGGCATCTTCCCCGGCATCGCCGGCGGCGGTGATCTCATTGTCCAGCGCAGCGGCGAGCACCACCCGCAACGCGGCGGCGTCATCATAACTGCTGGGCTGATAGGAGGCCGACGCGCGGGACAGGCTGACCAGCGCCGCACGCCGGCACCCCGCCGCCATCGCGTCCCGCATCGCCGCCATTGCCGCGCCGATACCGACCGTCCCGCCGGCGCTGTCCGAGAAGGTGAAGCCGGCAAGCGCAAGCAGGACCTGCACCTGGTCGGCCGGATCGGTGATGCCGGCCCGCATCGCCTCCACCAGTGCCGCCAGGGCGTCGGGCATGTCGGTGCTGGCAGAATACGAGCCAGCGGCTGCGGTGGCTCCAGACGCAGCCAGGGCCAGCGCGGCACGCTGATTGGCGAGCTGGGCCTGGAGCGTCGCAACCGTGGTACCGATCGGCAGCATGGTCGAGGCCGAGCCCGCGCCATAGCGGCCGTAGGAGGTATTGGCATCGGGCGGCGGAAGCGCCGCGGCCATGCCGACGATCGCGGTTGGGTTGGCGCCTCCCGCGATCGTCGCCGCGGCGAAACTGGTCACCACTGTCTGGCCCTCGCCGGTGACCGCCGGACCGGCCGCGGCGGCGGGGATAGCCGTGCCGCCCAGGTCGCGGCCGGAGGCCGTCAACGCGCTGTCGGCCGCGGCAAGCACCGCGATGACCGTGGCGATGATGGTGGACGGGAAAACCGGGCTGCCGGCTTCGATGAATTGGAACGCGACCTCGATCACCCGCATCTTGTCGCGGTGGATCGCGGTCGAGGCAGAGCCGACCGCCACCTTCACGGCGCCGATCGTCGGGTGGATCAGCAGTCCCGGACCCTTTGTCTCGACGGCGTTGTCGAGCAGAAGCTGCATGACCGGCGCCAGGTCGCCGATCAGGTAGCCGGAAAACGAGTACATCCGCAGCGCGCGGCCCATATCTTCGGGCCAGCCGCCATCGACATAGGGGTATTCGTGGATCGCCTGCCGCCGGCCCTTCTTGGCCTGCGCCGCGATCACCTTGAACGGCACCCCGCGGAAGCTCGCCGTTTGCAGCAGGCCCATGAAGCCCGCGATGCTGGTCGGCGGCGCGAAGCCGGTGACGCCGGTAAAGCCGCTCATCGACCCGGTATCCTTGCGCGGGGGGGGTGACGTATTGTCCGAGCGGTCTTGCTGACTACCCGACACACGACCATTTGGCGGCTGTGAGGTTAGCCCGCTTCAGATAGGCCCCTTTGGGTGGTAAGCGGGCGTATGGTTTGGTGCGAAAATCAAGACTTATCCTCGGGCGCAAGCTGCCAGTTCGGTATAATCTCTCCCGTGTCGAGACCGACAGTCTTGCAGCCGTCCCGCAACTTCTGTTCGGCCTGTGTCTTGGTAGCTCCGTCAGGCAGCAGGTCAGTTAGCGAATACCACAGTGGATAAGTGTTTCGGCGAACGCCGCGGACGTCATCAATCAGAGACGCAAGATGCTCGTCCTCGCTCATTTTTTCGTCGGCACCACCGCCAATGCTAAGCACCCAATTATTGTAGTCTTCGCGGCTGGAAACGACGTTTTTGGCAGCCACCTCAATCACTGATTCCATCGCAACCAGAAGATCGACGATAGCAAATTCAGCCGAGGTGTGTCCGGCGACTTGTTCCCGTGCTTGTTTGAGCGCCGCAGCAGCGTTCATCAGCGCATCTCTGCATACAACTCCCCTCTTCGCCGGATCTACAAAATGGAACTCGTGTTCGAAGTCCTCCCACATTATGCGCGGCTTTAGGAAAGCATCTCCCACCACGTTTGCGATCAATATGTTGTTTGCGTGCAGTTCGAGAATTCCTTTCCCGGAAAACTCGAAGCTCGGCAGCATCGTGGTGCCATCCAGCTTGACCGTGATGTTGGAGGTAAGGTTCTTGAGTAGCTGGAGTACGTCGCTCATGCGCATGGCTTGTTCTCTCGGACAGTAAAGCTCATGGGGGCAGTTCCACCGGTCCAGAGTGGATCGCATAGGTGGACGGTGTCCAGATACAAGCCGCTCGGGCAGACAAGTGCAACGGTGCCTAGCTCCATCCGCCTGTGCCGCCGACCATCGGCATGCTGTGTTCGATCCTTGGCGGCGACGTGCTGACCGCGCCTGTTCCCACCGCGCTTGCCGTGGTGCCCGGCGGCGCGCCGTGCAGATGCACGTCCACCTGGACATGACCGTTCGCGGCAGCGGCAGCAGTGTTCGCAGCAAGCGACGCGCCGAAGGTGGCCAGCGACTGATTCGACTGAGACCCGCCGGGAAGCGACGGCCAGATCGAACCGAGCGCGGACGCGATCTGCATCTGGTGATTGCCAGCCTGCAAATCGTCTTCAAGGTCGCGGCCGGTCCGCGCGCGATACGCGGTCGTTGCGAGATACCACGCGCCCTTGTCCTGGCTGTCTGGACTGAAATCGGTCAGCCCGGCAGCATTGGCGACGGACCGCCACGTACCGGAGATGAACTGATATTTGCCCGCCGCCGTGCTGGTGCCCCCCGGCGCGACGCCCTCCGGAAACTGCGAATAATCACTGAATCGGGTTCTGCTGTTATCGTTGGTCGGCGACCATCCGTTCTTGATGTCATAGCGGCCGTGGGACTCCGGGCCGGCGAGAGTTTCCAGGAACCCGCGCTTCGTCGGGTCGATCGTCAGATCGACACTCGACTTTCGCGAACCGCCGCCAAGCCAGTGCCACGCGCGTTGATACCAGGGCGGGGTGTAATCGTCCGACGACGGCGCCGGGTTGAACGGGGAACCGCTCGGCGCGAAAGGAATGGTGACGCCACCCGGAGTGAAGATCGTCCTGGTATCGTCGTGGGTCACCGCAGGAGGGAGCTTGTCTGCCAGGTAGCCGATGCCGCCGGCGACCGCCAACAGTTCGGTCGGCCCAAGCAGGCCGAGCGCGCGCAAAATCCACACTGCCGGCCTGATCGCGGACAGCGCGGCAACCGCCCCGAGCACGGCGCCGGCATCCTTCCCATAGGAGTCCGCCAGGTCTTTGTTGCGCTCGATCCAGTGCGACGTGGTGTCAAGAACCTTGGTCGCGGTGCCCGACCAGCTATCAACGATGCGGTTGCCGACGCCCTCGATCGCGAGGCCGAGTTCGGCCCAGGATGAATTCATTTTCTTCGCATTGGCTGCCATCTCGGCAGTCATCACGCCGCCGGTCTCTCGCGCCCG